ACAAAGGCGAAGCGAGTTCCGAGGCAAGCTCGTCATCAATAGGAAGTCGGCAATCTCGCTGCGCCAACCAATCTTTTACCTCAAACCATAATTCAGCTCGTAAGTTCAAATAGTTCTTTTTCGTGCTTGGTGATTCAGCCACATTCACACCGCGCACAGGGAGATTTTGCTCTGCGAGGCGATCTACTACGCCTGAACCCAAACCAATAACATCAATCAGAATTTCTGTTGGTTTTTCCATCACAGTCGCATCATCGTATCTGTTCTTGACCGCACCGCATAACTGCATGAGATCCATACTGGGGAATGTAATCATCTCGAGAACTGTGTTCCCTTGGCGCACGCACAGCGCGGAGTTATCTCCGCCAAAGCGTGCGACATCTAAGCCCCAGACTATGGGCGCGGAGGCGGTGAGTGATACATCGCGCCCCATCGCTGCGCGGATGAGTTCCATAGAGATCACTGTGTCATCGTCTGCGCTAGGAAACTCGCCCATGACCTCCACGCGCGCGACTGTGGAATCTTCGCCATACTGCTCAAGCATCTTTTGAAAGAGGGCTTGGTCTGTGCCTTCGACTGTGCGCGAGTCGATTTGTTCGGTTTTCCAATAGGCGCGCTTGGCGTGGAAGGAATCGTAGAATGGCCCTGTGTTTCTGCGCGGGTTGGAGAAAGTAAACCAGAAGCGGTTTGCGGTGGGTTCTGAGAAGAACCCTTCGGAAACTGAATATATGGGCGCGGGGATACCTGATGCCTCATCCATGATTAGGCAGACTCCGTAGGATGAGTGAATACCAGCAAAAGCATCTGGGTTTTCTTCACTCCATAATTGCGCTTGCGCGTAGTAGTAACCAGTATCAATTTTTAAGTCGCGGATTAGAGCTTCTTCAAACCATGGTGCTGGTTTTATGGTTGTGGCTGTTTTGGTAAACCAATGAGAGTGGATAGATAGCGTTAGCCATTTACCTAATTCAGCCCATGTTCTACTTCTTAACTGTTGTTCGGTGTTGGCGGTAACAATTATGGTTGCGCCAAGCCTGGTAGATAGCATCCATAGTATTAACCAAGATACTAATGCAGACTTACCGATACCACGCCCCGATGCTACCGCCAATCTAAACATTTCAGGAACATCAACTACTTGGTTTCTTTGTATGTGTGTTGAAATTTCCCGCAAAATTTTTTCTTGCCACTTTCTTGGCCCTGAGAAATGTTCGAGGGGGGTATCCTTTTCTCCCCATGGGAACACAAATCTAACAAAGTTTAGTGGATCATCTTTAACATTCATTGACCAAATAGAGGTCATCAATTCCTTTTCTTGCTCTGGCTTATATTTCATAAAAAAAATTATCTCAACAGTTTATATATATACGCACTACGCTGGGTGTTCAAGGGGGGGTAATTTCTGGAAGGATCAGAAATCGGCAACCCTTGAACATGCGCGCGCGCGCTTACATACAGAAGGGAGAAGATGAGATCTGCGCGCGCGTGCATTTGCCTAGTTATCTTGTGAGCTGTCATTGTCCTTCAAAAGAAACTGATCCTTTTTTTCTAGCGTTTCTACTTTTTTACCCTCGATTATGCGTGCTTGGGCATCTTGTAGCACATTAGTGAGGTTTAAATTGTGCTGAACTTCTTGGCGGTCAGACCATTGGCCCTCATCACCTCTATTTTTTAAATAGAATATCTGGGCGGTTACATTTTTTTCATAAACCGCAGAATTAAATAAAGCATTGGCAACTTCTGAAATTCCAAGAGCTTGTCCTCTTTTTATAGCGTCATCAATTTTGGCAAATTCTTTTCTTCTGCGGTTAAGCGTTGACCAAGAAACGCCCAAGCAACGCGCTATTTGTCCAGATGTTAAACCCTGAGATCCAAGCTGAACAATTTTTTCTAATACTTCAGGATCGTTTAATTTGATCTTTTTTCTACCTGGTTTTGAGGTTTTTTGCTCCATAACTGCTGTGTTTTGCATTTTTTTTACTCCCTTTAAGCCCCTATTCTATAGGGTTTTTACACCTTTTTAACAAATTTATTAACATTTTTAGTATAAAAGTGTTGAAATGTGTAGTAATAGGAGTATCATTGTATGTATTAATCATTTAAACACAGGAGGGAAAAATGACTAATATTAAAAAATGGGTATTAGAAACCCAAACCAAAGACGACATCCAAGCAATCGCAGAATATGGATGTGTAAACGGATGCTGTAACGATCTAATCTATTATTCTGATACTGTGGATTTTTACGATAACCACAAAGAGGAAATATGGGAGATCGTTTCTCAATTTGCAGAAGAACTTGATATGACTGTGTTAAGTTTTATAAATTCAGAGGATGGATTTGTAGACAGCGATACAACATTCAAAAACAAAATGGCATGGCTTGCTGTAGAAATTACTTGTGATCAAATTATGAGATCTGAGGAGGTAGCATAATGCTTTGGTCTGATTATTATAAAGATTTAAACATTCCTACAAGTTGGGAGAATACATCATGGGGAAATGATGAGCTACCTAGTTTTGTATCTGATCAAGATATTTACAAAGGTTATATCGTATGGGTTGATTCTTACGATCTAGACATTAGGAAGGATCATTCAGAATTTATCTTAGGTTATAAAAATAAACTAATGCCAAGATTTCATGTGTATAACTGCTATGGCTCGCATGATCTTTTATTTTCTTCTGATGACTTTGATGCTGTTGTTTCATGGATAAACGACAACCCAAAAACAGAAGAACAAATCCAAGAAACTAAGGAGATGCTCTAATGAAACATTTTAAAGATAGAAAATTTAGTTTATTTAATTACATGTGCGACATTCTCTATAACTTCTATGAGAAAAATGGTTTAGAGCATTGTTGCGCTTTAGAATCTCGTATCGGAGGTAATTACAAAACCGAAGAACAGAAAGAGTGGCTAGAGAGATTTAGCCGAGTTTGGGAAATGGTAGAACAAAGGGAGATATCAAAATGAAAGACTACATAAACCACAAACCACAACCAATAACTCATTGGACTGATACAGCTCGCCTAATAAGTGAGCTATCAATAGCTCTTGTCTGTATTCCGCTTTTACTATTTCTTTTCTTAGGAGGTTAACCATGACAGCTAAAGAAATGAAAGATAACGACTTTATAAAATTCCAAGATGATTTTTATGAGTTGTTAGAAAAATACGGAGTATCAAAAATTGATATTGAACATCCACTATTTAACGCTATTTGTTATCTTAGAAACAAAGTAGCGGAATTTATAGAACAGGAGATGTTTAACCATGACTGAACATGCAGATAAAGTAGAAAAAAGACGCTTTCAGTTATTCAAAGAAAAAACAGATCTACCAACCCTAGAAACTAGGGCGGATTGGGATTATATGCTTAAACATTATCCAAGCGGTAAGACTGTCAAAGTCTATGACGATAAGCGCAGAAAGGAAGAAACCCTAGAAGACAAATACCAAGCAATAACCAACGATAACGCAGATTACTTTATACAAGGAGAAGAAGATGAGCGTAATAACTAAACCAAAAATAAAAACTAAATCTTGGACAGCAGTAATAACTTACTCCGTACTTGATATGGGCAGAGAGTGCGATACTGAGGAAGAATACATTGAGATGGTAAAAGATCATTTCAAAGAGGAACATAATATCGAGTTAAACGATAACGAAATAACCGATATTGAATTTGACGAGGTGGAATATGATATGTGATCTATGCGGAGAAGATAACCTAAAAGACTATCTAATAGCAGACATACGACCATACGATATTTTCTGTTCTCATGCTTGCATTGAGCAACATCAACAAGATATCGCTAATGGTGAATGGTCAAACCACGATAATGGTTTAGAGAATTATTATGCAGAGGATATAAAAAATAATTGGAAAGATTTGCTTATAAGTAAGGAGAACGACTAAAAAGCATGGCTACGATCCTAAAAGGGTTTATTATTTTATTCACTACAGGATTGTTAGCCATTCTTACCATGTTACTAGGCAACGCGTACATTGATTATAAGGAGGACAAAGATGATTGATAACGCTAGATTTTATTTTAACTACGAAGGCGATTCTATAGAGTGGACATACAAAGGCTCTATGGATGACGACAAAAGCGCACTGTATCGCGCATACAAACATGCTACTTATAAGCCAAGATTAAACGATTTTAAGATTCTGGACACAAAGGGCCACAGCTTAACCAACATTAAAAGGGCATTACTAGAAAGCATTAACGAACAACCAACAGAAAAACCAAAAACAATATGGAGGAGATAATGAAAGATGTTATTTGGGAAAGTATCGCTAAACGCGAAAATGGAAATCCTATAATTGTTATCCAACAATTAAAAAACGGATATGCAATTAAAGAATGTACCCCTAAAGGCGAATACAAAACATGGAAAACTTACGCGGAACAATGGGACGCGGAAAATGATGCTATGTCCAGAGCATTGAGGTATTCAGCATGAGTTACGAAATGGCGGAACACAAGTACCATTGCAGTTTACGCGATAAGGGTTATATAGGAGAGTTACCCTACGCTAGCAGAGAAACATCAATACAAACTACTGAGGGCGATTGGATCTTAAAAGACCAATACGGAGATAAACTCGCAGTAGTAACCAAGAACGGAAGAATTATCTAGTTTTGGGCGCGTGTTCGACATCCCCCAACCCACACACAGAGCGCGCGCCCTTCTTCATGGGGTATTAATAGGCTACCTTAACTCTCCCTCCTTTAGTAGGTAGCCTAACCCCACCAATAAAAAGTGTATATGCCCCTCCGCGCGCGATTTGCGCAACCTTTTCTGTTCCTCTCTCGGCACAATCCATATAAGCTCCTTCTCCGCCAACTCGCCCACCGCGCGCCCTGCGGTTTTCCTATTCATTCCTACCATGAGCGCATAATAATTAATCGCATCATGAGAACTCATAGTTTCCCACCGATAACGCTCAACGATCGCCCAGAGCATGATTTTCGCGCTACTCGTTAAATCCTCGCGCGCGCATGCGCGCCTAAACCAAAACCACACTACGCGCCTAAACTTATTAAAATCCTGGTAATCGCTCACCACGCCCAAGCGCACTAGCGCGCTTGCGCGCTCATTCTCAATCTCGCTTGGTACGATCCACCATACCTTTTCTTGTTCTTTTCTCATCTTTATTTCTTCTTCTCACTAAAGAGAGATTTAACGCGCCAGCGTTAAACTCTCTATATCATATGTATATGATATGGATATTATAGTAACTTTGACTATAGTCTTGTCCCATTTTGACTATAGTCTTGTCCCAAAATGACTATACCCTTGTCCCATTTTGTCCATAGCTAGATAATTTCTTTGCTGAAATTTATCTGCATAATTAGGCTCTCGATCTGGGCCACAAATCGTTTTTCTTCGAGCGTTTGCTTCTTTTTATTCATGGTTGGGAGCGCGTATTGTCTGAGTGCTTCGTTGAGAATGTTTTTATCTTCGCTACTTAGTATTAGTTTTATTGCCATCTTTTTTCTCCTTTCTTTGGCTAAAGATACGATCAAATTCTTTCTCAAATTTTTCTCTATCTTTCATTGGTCTTGGTTTGTCACCTTTACCTGACATCATTCTCTCCCTGTTCCGTTGCAATACTCGCAAACTTCATTGGTTGGTAATGTGCCACAGCCATTACAATTAGGACATTCGTCTTTCATTCTTGCCTCCATATCATCCATATAGCTAACACAGCCAGGAATACAGTTAAGTTAGTTATCATTAAGTCGCTCATACGCTCTCCATATTTTTAAGAATGTGGCAGATAACTTCCACAGTCCATCCGTTACCAAGCATTTTATAGCGTTGGGTATTGGATACTCCTTCGGTGTAATTATCTGGCACTGTTTGTAAACGCTCACATTCTAGCGGTGTGAGCTTACGCCAATAAACTTGATCTTTGGTTAAGACATTATCTTTGGTGAAGGTACTAACAGCGTTACTCTTTTCATCTTTTCTAGTTTCTAGCATCTGCTTTGGTTTGGTTTCTTTCCATTTAACATTCTTACCGCTTTCATCTAGCGATATTCCTCTCCAAGCACCTGCAACTATTTTGGGGATATCGCTTGTTGGTATCATAGTTCTTTGTTTTCTTTCTATGCTGTTTTTGGCTTCAGCAAATGGATAGCTAACAGTTAAACAAAATGCTTTACCATCTTTGGTGGTCATTTTGTCTAAGTTTTCATAAAAAATTTTTTTAGGAACTCCATCTTTATCACACGCCAAACAATCTCCCTGCCTTCCGTTTTTAACATATTCCATAGCAGATAAATTACTCGCTTTTTCTTTGCTTTCATCAATCATGCACCTTCTGTGGCCATTCCTAGCAACAAATTTATCTGACATAAGCGTTGGATCTTCTGGATTACCTTCCAATATATCCCTTAACACAATCCCTCTTTCCTTTGGTTGAGTGATGTTTGGAATATTAGTCCAATAATATCTTTGTCTGCTTTGTGCGCTTACCAAGGAACTATTTATGAAATGAGGCTCAATACCAAATGGTATTTCAGGATAGCAAGCCGATACTTGCTCGCTAATAATCTGCAAGTATTCTTTTTTCATTTTCACATTTTCTAATAAAAAATATTTCGGCTTGATTTCTTTTAACAGCCTAATAAATTCAAAGAAAAGTGCAGATCTTGGATCATCAAATGCTAATTGCTTTCCTGCAAAACTAAATCCCTGACATGGTGAGCCTGCTAATATTAGATCAACATCTTGATAGTCTTCCCCGCGCACCGCGCACACATCCCCAATCTGTATGGTTTCTGGAAAGTTCTTTTGCGTAATCTCCATAGCGTATTTATCAATCTCGCTCGCATAGTAAGTGTCCACTTCAATACCAAGACGATTAAGAGCTATCTGTCCACAGCTCATTCCATCAAATAAACTTAATACTTTCATCTTATCTCCCTAATTTTAGACATCATCCCAAGAGTATTTATGATTCTTTCTTTGGCTATGCCAACATATTCTTTGTTCAGCTCGCACATCACCGCATTTCTGTTATGTTTATTTGCGACTATTGCAGTTGTTCCGCTTCCACCAAAAGGATCTAAGACTGTTCCTGCTTTTGTTTCGTTGGTATTGCAATCGCATTGTTTTTGTAAGCCTAAATCTATTGGTGGGTTTTCTTTATTATATTTATCTAATACACCACCAATTAACCTATCATCTGTGCCAGCTCTTCTACCTCTTTTCACCTTTAATGGTTTTGGTTTTTGCATTACTCGTTCATAAGGCTTGCTACAACTAGAGCATATCTTTTCTGGACATCCTGCTAATACACATGGCTCTATTAAATCCATAGGAAAGGTTGCAAAGTGTGCGCCTTTAAATGGTTTAGTAGTTACTGTCCAAACTGAGCGTTTGTTGCGCTTTTCTACTGCCTGAATATTAACTAAATTTTCTTTTGTTCTTGAAAATGGTTGCCCTTGATGTTTGTGAGGTTTTTTGTTGTTTGGACTATTGCCAACTGCATCTTCTTTTATGGCTTCATAATCAAAATAATATTTAACATTCTTGCTTAATAAAAATATGTATTCATGAGCCTTGGTGCATCTGTCTTTTACGCTTTCAGGCATTGGATTTGGTTTATGCCAAATAATATCTTGCCTTAAATACCAGCCATCTGCTTGTAGTGCTAATGCAACGCGCCAAGGTATACCAATTAAATCTTTGTTTTTAAGACCAGCCTGTTTTAATTTTTTTGTATTCCTACTAACAGATCTACCCTTATCAATAACATGAGCGACTTCCGCTTGAGTTCCCTTTGCCAAACTTTGCGCTGTGCTTTTACAATCCTTATGAGATGAATAGGTATCGCCAAGATTAAGCCAAACTGTGCCATCGTCTTTTAATACTCTTTTGACCTCTCTAAATACTTTAACCAAGTTATCAACAAATAATTCTGGGGTATCTTCCAAGCCAAGTTGTTCTTCTTCTCCGTTGTAATCTCTTAACCC